GATATGGCGGGCAAATAATATGTACAAATATACAGAAGAACTGGAAGAAATAACAGATCAAGAAGCGGCTGAAAAAGACAGATATTTTAGGGTACGCAAAAGGTACTATCAGAATTATTGTGATTTTATGGAGGAGATAACAAATGGCAACATTATACGAGATTGATGAAGAGATTTTAAATTGCGTAGATCAGGAGACTGGAGAGATTATTGATCCGGAAAAACTGGCACAGTTGCAGATGGATTTTGATAAAAAGGTAGAGGGAATTGCTCTCTGGATCAAAAACCTCTTATCTGATGCAGAAGCAATCAAAGCAGAGAAAAACAAACTGGCTGACCGCCAGAAAACATGTGAAAACAAGGCGAGAAATCTAAAAGAATACCTGTCTGGTTACCTGTGTGGAGAGAAATTTAAAACAGCAAGAGTTAGTATCTCTTATCGAAAATCAGAGAGTGTAGAGGTGCAAGACATTTCAAAACTGGACAAGGAATACTTAAAATTTGCTGATCCTGAGGTTGATAAAACAAAGGTGAAAAAAACACTGAAAGACGGTGTTGAGTTATCCGGAGTTGTATTGATACAGAATAATAATATTCAGATTCGGTAGGTGCAAGCATGGGAAATTTGGATTTGTATAACAGGGTAAGAGTTGTTCCGGAAGAAGCGAAGAAGACAATCAAAGGCGGTCGCTTGAATGGAATGACGGATATTAACCCTATGTGGAGGATCAAAGTGCTTACAAGCGAATATGGTCCGTGTGGTATTGGCTGGTTTTACAAGCCTGTTAAGAAATGGACGGAACAGGCAGGAGGAGAAACAGTTGCATTTGTAGATATCGAACTGTTTGTAAAGGTAGATGGTGAGTGGTCGCAACCAATCTGCGGAACCGGGGGGAGTAAGCTATCGCAAAACGAAAGAAATGGTCTTTTTGTTTCCGATGAATGTTACAAAATGGCAACAACAGACGCTATTTCTGTAGCTTGCAAGCAACTTGGAATTGGAGCAGACGTGTACTTTGAGGCAGATAGAACTAAGT